GGCATGGGCTAATTCAAACGCATCGAGCTTCAACCCGCCGACCAATCCAGCTACGTTCACCGAACTCGTTGACGACTCGACCGCATTTCCGCATTTCTGGGTAGGTCATCTGCTCGGGCGTCCTTCTGGATCGACCGGTGTCAGGAATCTTGTGCGTAACGCAGCAATTCGTGGCGGCGTCATTGGTGTTCTACTTCGACCAGCAGCATAGAAAGGAGGGTCTATGACGACCATTGATGAATACCTTGAGCACCACGGCATCAAGGGCATGAAGTGGGGAGTCCGTCGTGAGCGTGGCTCGGACGGCACCGTTTCGGGAAACCTCTCCAAGGTCAATCCTCGGACTTTGTCCGATTCAGACCTGCGTGCGGCCGTCAATCGAATGCAGCTTGAGCGTCAGTTCTCGCAACTGGCGACGGAGCGCGTAAGCAAAGGCGACGGTTTCGCCAAGAACCTCCTCAAGGACATTGGCAAGCAACAGGTCCGTCGCGTCGCAAGCAAGGCAGCTGATCTCGCGATCGAAGCAGCCATCAAGCAGGCCGGCGTGAAGACTGAAAGCAAGGCGGTCCAAGAGGTTGCGAAGAGGTTGAAGCCCAAGAAGAAGTGAGAGGAGGTTGGCGATGGGGTTTTCGAATACAGCAACACCGAGATACTATGCGGAATTCAAGCAGGCTGTGATGGACGGACTAATCCCCGTGTGTCGTGAAATTTCTGCTGAGATGAACCGCATCGACGCTCTCATCGCCAACCCCAACATTTGGTATGACGACGAAGCAGTAGAAGGATTCATCCGCTATTGCGAGAACGAACTTACTTTGACCGACGGAAGCGATCTTAGATTACTTCCATCGTTCAAACTGTGGGCTGAGCAGATTTTCTGCTGGTACTACTTCACGCCGCGGCAAGTGCCCGAAGAACTTCCCAATGGGCACGGTACGCATTACGTGACGAAGATCGTCAAGCGTCGTTTGACCTCAAAGCAGTACCTGATCGTGGCTCGAGGAGCGGCTAAATCGCTATACGAGAGCTGTCTTCAGTCATATTTCTTGGTCGTAGACTCATCTACCACCAAGCAGATCACAACGGCCCCCACCATGAAGCAGGCCGAGGAAATCATGGGGCCGATTCAGACTTCTATCACGCGCGCGCGGGGACCCCTTTTCAAGTTCTTGACGGAGGGTTCACTCCAGAACACCACTGGAAATCGTGTGTTGCGACAGAAGTTGGTTCACACCAAGAAGGGTGTGGAGAACTTCTTGACGGGCTCCCTGCTCGAAGTCCGCCCTATGGCCATCAACAAGCTGCAGGGTCTCAGGACGAAGTGCAACACGGTGGACGAGTGGCTCTCCGGAGACCTCAGGGAAGACGTCGTGGGCGCCATCGAGCAGGGAGCCTCCAAGGTTGAGGACTATCTCATCGTTGCGGTGAGTTCGGAAGGCACGGTTCGTAACGGTGCCGGCGACACCATGAAGATGGAGCTTGCCGATATCCTAAAGAACGGTGGCAGTCCGCATATTTCGATTTGGCACTACAAGCTGGACGAAATCAATGAAGTTCTCAACCCAGATCTTTGGGTGAAGGCTCAGCCTAACATCGGAATCACGGTGAGCTATGAGACCTACCAACTGGACGTTGAGAGAGCCGAAAGAGCGCCTCAGACGAGGAACGATATTCTCGCCAAGCGATTCGGCATCCCAATGGAAGGTCACACCTACTTCTTCACCTACGAAGAGACAATCCCGCATCGACCCCAGAATTTCATGGGATTGCCCTGCTCCTTAGGCGCGGACCTCTCGCAAGGTGACGACTTCTGTGCGTTCACGTTCCTGTTCCCGCTTAGCCGTGATCGGTTCGGGGTCAAGACAAGATCGTACATTACCGAACGAACACTCTCACAACTTCCTGGCGCTACGCGACAGAAGTATGACGAGTTCATTGCTGAGGGAAGCCTTTGCGTTATGCCAGGGACATACCTCGACATTGGTAACCAAGTGAACGAGGATCTCGATCTGTTCATTCAGTCAAATGGTTATGATGTTCGGTCGATGGGCTATGACACATACAACTCCAAGGAATTTCTGGCGTGGTATGAGTCAAATTACGGTCCATTCAACATCGAGAAAGTAATCCAGGGCGCTAAGACGGAGTCCGTTCCTCTAGGTGAGATCAAGAATCTGAGTGAGGATCGCCTCATTCTATTTGACGAGCTTCTTATGCAGTACGCCATGGGCAACTGCATGGTCATAGAGGACACGAACGGAAACCTCAAGCTGTGGAAGAGGCGGTACGACGAAAAGATCGACCCCGTGGCGGCCCTGATGGACGCCTGGATCGCATTCAAGGTCAACAAGGAGGCGTTCGAATGACACGCACAGGAAAGGAGGTGACTCATGGGGTTCCGTGATCGAATAGTACATGCGTTCAATGCATTCATCAAGGACGAGAGACTCGGCCCCGGTCGAATCGAGAGCGAACCAAGCTACTACGGTCGTCCTCGATCTGGTGGGTATGGACGAACCATCAGCGAGCGGACAACCATCGCATCCATCTACAACCGGATCGCCATCGATGCCGCGGCACTTCCTGTGCGTCACGTCCGCGTTGATGAAGAGGAGAGGTTTCTCGAGAACATTCGAAGTCGTCTGGACGATGTTCTAAGCGTTGAGGCGAACTTGGACCAGAACGGTAGGCAACTGCTTCAAGATGTCTACCAGACAGTTTGCGAAGAAGGAGTGATTGCTCTAGTCGGCGTCGACATGACTGCTGACCCTGAGAACACAGGATCCTTCGACGTAGGCAATGCTCGGGTGGGAATCATCACCGAATGGAAGGCGTCTCGAGTAAAAGTCAAGTGTTGGAATGAGAAGAAGGGTGTGTACGAGGAGATCTGGCAAGGCAAACGCTACACGCCGGTCGTCCAGAATCCTTTGTACGCTGTGATGAACGAGCCCAACTCCACTCTTCAGCGCTTGATGCAGAAGCTTGCCTTGCTGGATACGTCGGACGAGCTTGTCGCCTCGGGGAAGCTCGACATCATCATCCAGTTGCCATACGCCATCAAGTCGGAAACTCGACGGCAAGGTGCGGAGCAGCGACGCAAGGACATGGAGACTCAGCTCAAGGGATCGAAGTACGGTGTGGCCTACACGGACGCAACCGAGAAGATCACACAGCTGAACCGTCCAGCTGAGAACAACCTGTTAACACAGGTGGAGTGGCTTACACAGAAAGCTTACTCCGAGCTGGGTCTCACCAAGGAGATCATGGATGGCACTGCCGATGAGGCTGCCATGGTCAACTACTACAACCGAACGGTTGAGCCTCTCGTTGCTCAGTTGGTCAATGAGATCAAGAGGAAGTGGCTGACTCGTACTGCTCGAACTCAAGGGCAGACGATCATGGCTTTCCGTGATCCGTTCAAATACATGCCGATCAGTGCGATCGCAGAGGTCGCCGACAAGTTCACTCGTAACGAGATTGCAACCTCGAACGAGATCCGACAGTCGATCGGATGGAAGCCGCATTCTGATCCCGCAGCTGATCAGCTCAGGAACAGCAACATGCCGGTTGACGACACACCGGTTGGTCAACCTGTTGACGGCTCAACTGATCCCAATCAGCTAGCCGACATGCTGGGTGCAGACTTTGATGCCCAGCTCGACGCCATTGCGGGAGGAGGCTGATGAGCACTCACCTCGGGGAGGAGTTCGCCAAGGACTTTCTCGCCCACGCCTACGACCCTCGAAAAGCCCACGAGTACTACCTGAGAACCAGGAAGCTCAAGGGCCGAAACAAGGGCCAAGGGGACCAGTCGAACTCCGACATGTCCTCCACCAAAACCCGAAAGTCGCGAGTCACTGCCATCGGCAGCAAGGCTGCGGCTGATGTCGGGTCTCAACGGTCTGCTGCAATCCAACGTCTGGCTGACCAGGCAAAGGAAAAGCTTAGCAGATTGACCGAGGAGTTTCGCTCCTGGGTTGATTCCCATCCCAAGGCAACCGACAAAGAGCGGTTTGCCAAGAGAAGGGAGATGCTCGACCGAAAGGACGACATCATCCGCACCCTGAAGTCGGATGTGGCCAAGATCACCTCGGCTGCTTCATCCAAGTCCAAGACACCGGCGGCAACCGAGGGCCGTCGTCATTGAATCGAAAGGAGACAGTCAAAATGGGAGTAAAGCTCGCTGATTTCAGCGGACTCGCGACCAAGGCTGGCCTTGAGTGCTCTGACGGTCGAACGATCATGCCACACGCGTTCGCCGATCAGGACGGAACCCAGGTTCCGCTGCTCTGGTCGCATCAGCACGATGGCCCCGACAATGTTCTGGGACACGTCAAGCTCAAGAAGACCGCCGACGGCGACATGGCCGTGGACGCGTACTTCAACAACAGCCCGAAGGCGCAGAGCACCAAGGCGCTCGTCGAACACGGGGACGTCAACTCCCTTTCCATCTGGGCCAATCGGCTGGTGGAGAAGGGGAAGAAGGTCTTCGGCGGAAAGATCAAGGAAGTTTCGGTCGTGCTTGCGGGCGCGAACCCGGGAGCCCTGATCCAGAACGTCAACGTTGCCCATGGTGACGGCGACTACCTCACGCTCGAAGACGAAGTGCTGGTATTCACCGGCCTGCGTCTCGTGCACGCCGACGGGACTCCGTTCCCGGAGGTTGACGATCCCGAAGATGAGTCCGCAGAAGCTGCGGAGAAGTCCGAGGAGAACGCCGAGGAAGAGACCAAGGGGGAGGGTGACGAGGTCGAGCACGCGGACACCGACACGCTTCAAGAGGTCTACGACTCTCTGAACGACGAGCAGAAGGCGCTCGTCCACGACATGATCGGGGCTGCTCTCGAGAAGGGCAAGACCGACACCGCAGAGCACTCCGACAAGGACACTGAGGGCGAAGACCTCAACAACACGGAAGGAACCGACAACATGGCGCACAACGCCTTCGAGAACAGCGACGACTCGGCCGGGGCCGGCGACGGGGGCACCCTCGTTCACGCCGACTTCGACGAGATCAAGGAGAACTGGAAGCGCGGTGGCTCGATGAAGCACGCCGTGGAGGAGTACTGCCTCAAGCACGGCATCGAGAACCTGGCAGCTCTCTTCCCGGACGCGAAGGCCCTCGAGCAGGACCCGCAGTTCGACATGCGCCGGCAGGAGGGTGTCCAGACCGTCATCAATGGCGTTCGTCACACCCCATTCGCCAAGGTGAAGACCCTCTGGTCCGACATCACGCACGAAGAGGCTAGGGCCCTGGGTTACATCAAGGGCAACCTGAAGAAGGAGGAGTTCTTCGGCATCAAGAAGCGCACCACCTCTTCGACCTGGATCTACAAGAAGCAGAAGCTCGACCGCGAGGACATCATCAACGCAACCGAGCTCCGCGTCGTGGCCTGGATGAAGGCCGAGATGCAGATCATGCTGAAGGAGGAGATCGCGCGCGCGATCCTCGTCGGCGACGGTCGGCCTGTGGAGGACCCGGCCAACCCGGGTGAGCCCAACCCCGACAAGATCAAGGACCCGGTGGGAGCCGTCGATGGTGAGGGCATTCGCTCGATCTTGAATGACGACGACCTCTTCGTGGCCACGGTCAACGTCGAGGTTCCGGCGAACGTGGGCGATTCCTGGCAGGGTGTGGTCGAGGAGATCATGGTCGGAATGGAACTGTACAAGGGCTTCGGTGCTCCGACTCTCTTCACCACCCTCGGGAAGCTCAACCGGATGCTGCTGTCCAAGGACGGGTTCCAGCGTCGTCACTGGAAGACCAAGGCGGAGCTCGCCTCGGAGATGGGTGTGTCGGATATCGTCACGCTCGACTTCATGGACGACCCGACGTACGCAACGTGCCTCGGTCTGATCGTGAACCTTCAGGACTACAACGTCGGCACGGACTCCGGTGGCGAGGTCACCCTGTTCGACGACTTCGACCTGGACTACAACCAGTACAAGTACCTGATCGAGACGCTGTTCTCCGGCGCCCTCGTGAAGATCCGTTCGGCTCTTCGGATCACGATCCAGCCGACCGCAAGCACCGAGCTGGCCAACCCGACGGTCCCGACCTTCGACTCGGCCACTGGTGTCACGACCATCCCGACGATGGCCAACGTCACCTACAAGAACGCCGACA